ATTGCTGTGATACTTATTGGCGGGCATTACTAAATGACTTGTGGAAGGGATAACATGAGCGAAGCACCGAAAGAGTATTGTGATATATGTGACGAGGCAACCTGTAATAGTGGGCGTGGAGAGGATTCGTTATACATCGAAATTGAAAACAACGAGATCGGTCCGTTATGTCAAAAATGTTTTGATTTAGCCTATACACAGCTTGCCCTTGTGGATGCAAACAAACGCGCAGAAAAGGCCGAGGCGCAGCTGGCCGAAGCTAACAAGAAAATCAATGGAATGAAAAGCCAGGTGTTCGCCGCAAAGATGCACATGATTGACGGCGTAGTTAATAATCTTAACACACTAATGCTTTTCAAGGATGAGTTGAATACAAACTATTCAGATATAGAAGGAATGGAATCTGTCAACGTTTTTACAGGAATGATGGCCACATCATTTGCGCTCCTGCTAGACCACCCAGATGCAGAAAATTGCATAGAGATGCCTGTCATCAAAGAAGGGGAGCTCTATTGCACATTTAATGTGACACGCGCAAACGGCAAAACAATGGCCGAGCTCAGGGACAAGGCCGAGGCGCAATTGCAGGAGATTGCTAGGGCGTGGAAAACAGCGAACGACGGAATGATTTTTCTAAGTTCGGATGCCAATCCACTTACAAGGGTGTATGATCTAATCGCAGCAATCAAGCTGGAGGGGTAGAAAGTGCCGTGGCGCTTGAGAACGAAACTGGTGAGAGCAATCCTTTACGCATTTGCGCAGCACTTGGAAGACAAAGCGCCAGACATGACAACGACAGGAGACAAGCTCAAAGCCGTTGAAAAGTTTGTGCACTTTGAGAAATGGAACACAAAAGAGATCAGGCGAGCAATGAGAAACTTTAAGCGAGGAGACGACAGTGAGTGAATGGAAAAAAGCCAGGGGCGATTGGCTCGCCTATCCGGTCGGCGCAATGGCGAGAACAGTATCAAAGGGCGAATACTGGAAACGCGTTCCAAGTGGCTGGCGGTTCCGAGTTGGACATGTGCGACAAGTTCCAGGAACATGCACAGAGGTAAGAGTTCCCGAGTTGCGTGTCTGTGCTCGTGACGGGTGCAGTGAGACATTTTTCGAGAGAACGTATGGCAACAATGAACAAAAGTATTGCCACCCAAAATGCAAACATACGGAATGGCTCAAGCATCAGGGCAAAAAGGGCAATGAGCGCGGGGATGCTAAACGCTTCAGCAAGGGCGATTCTGCCTATGAGTTATTCGCTTTTGCGGGTGGCACGGAAGAGGGCTCCCGTTTGTATCTTGACAGGGTGAAAGCAAACACAGAACGCTCGCACAAAGATAAGCGGGCTAAATGCGAGGTCTACTTATGAACATCATGAATCCGTTTTTTAACGTTATTGGAATGGCGCTATGCCTGTTAAGTTTTGCGCAATCTGGGGCCGTTGATGCATGGGGCGGCTTCATCGCTGGCCTGTCTTGCGTAGGCATTGCACAGCTTGCAAAAATCGCTAAAACTTTGGAGGCAAAAGATGGTAAATAAGGTAATCCTACTAGGCAAACTTGGCAAAGATCCAGAGTTCAAGACAACGCAATCAGGCATGAGCCTTGCCAAGTTCTCACTTGCAACCACGGAAAAGCGCAAGAATCAGCAAGGGGAATTGCAGGAGTCAACCGAGTGGCACCGGATAACCTGCTGGGCACGCCAGGCCGAAATTGCCCGAGACTATTTGCGCAAGGGGTCCAAGGTTTATCTGGAAGGGCGGATCCATTATGACAGCTATGAGAATAAGGAAGGGCACAAGGTTTACACTACGGACATAATTGCTCATACGTTCCAGATGCTTTCGGGTCGGCAGGAGTCACCGCAGGGACAGCAGCAGGCACCACAAGAAAGGGCACCGGGGCCAGTGGCAGGTACTAATAACGAGAAACGGTATGGCTATGATAGCTCAGATCTTCCATTTTGAGCGCGGTCGAATTGATCCAGGGCGATTGTATGGATTACTTGCGGGAATTGACGGATAATGCGTTTGAGCTGGCCATTGTTGACCCTCCGTATAATGTTGGAGCTTCAGATGGTAATTTTGGCTCGCGCGCAAGTTGTGCATCATACAAAGATCCAAAAATGCACCACTACTCAAACCATGATTCTACACCAGGGCCGGAGTATTTTAAACAACTTTTCAGGGTGTCACAAAATCAAATAATTTGGGGGAGTAACTATTATCCAGAGAACTTGCACCATAGTGGAGCTATTGTTTGGGATAAACTTACCACTGGGCCATTGTCTGATTGTGAGATAGCGTTCCAGTCTTTCTCTAAACTGGTTACAAAATTTACATCTCAATGGAGTGGGTTTAAGAAAGGGGGGGAGACCAAGAACCACAAAATCAGGGTTCACCCAAACCAAAAGCCAGTAAAGCTCTACAAGTGGCTCCTGACCAACTACGCAAAAGAGGGCGACCGAATACTCGATACTCACCTTGGAAGCGGTTCCAGTGCCATAGCAGCACACGAGCTGGGCTTTGATTTTGTGGGCATTGAACTAGATGAGGACTACTTCAAAGTGGCGCAGAAACGATTTAAGCAAATGACAGCCCAAAAGGATCTGTTCCGGTAAACTATCCAGCATCTAAACTTTGCCTCCGAAAGGGGGCTTTTTTGTTTGCAATCAACAATCATAAACACTAAGTTCACATAAACCGTAAACAATGGAGGCATAATGCCAGAGGTATTGAAATATGTTCAGATCACGCAAGCCACAGTTGAAGCGGTGCGGCGACTGAAAACAACGATCAGAACATTCAAATACGACATTATTGAGCAGGCTGTTCTTGACTTTGAACGCAAGCAAGATCAAGCAAAGGTTAAAGCAGCAAGAACCAGACGAGAAAACACATGAAACGCAAGCCACTGGGGAAGCGGCTCAGGTTCTCAATCTTTGAACGCGACTGCTTTACTTGTCAATATTGCGGGAAAACTCCGCCCGAAATTGTACTTGTCATTGATCACATTTTACCTGTTGCCAGTGGCGGAACAAACGACAAAGAGAACTTGCGCACATCTTGCGAGGCTTGCAACCAGGGAAAGCACTCAAAGGTGCTTGGAACCGATACGGTAAACCCGATGGAAGCCCTTCGGAGGCATCAGGAGCTTTCAGAAGAACAGATACTCGCGGAGCAGCTTGCAGAGGCGATCAAGGTTAGGGAAGAGACACGGGAGAAGATTGTCAATTTGCTTTGTGGGAAAATTGACAGGACAGTGTGCAAAAAGCGAAACGTCACAACCATAATCAATGCAATAAATGAGTTCGGCGTAGAGAGTGCATTAAGCTGGCTTGATATTGCAGCGAATACAGTTGCTCACAATCACCCAAACCCACCAAATGAAACAGACCTAATCAAATACTTTTGCGGAATAGCTGGAAACAGGCGCAGGGAAGTATTGAACGAAAGGTACCCACTTGGATGAGAGCTAGAAACATCAAACCTGCATTCTTTCTTGATGATGATATTCTCGAACTAGAACCGCTTGAAAGGATTTTCTTTGCTGGTCTTTGGTGCGCATCCGATGGATATGGCAGGCTCGTGAATAAGCCAAAACAGCTCAAGCGAACAATCTTGCCCGATGATGAATTTGATGCAGGGCGGGCACTTAAACGAATGCACGAGATAGGGATTGTCATTTTATACAGTATAAACGGGATAGACCTAATGCAGATCGCAGGATTCCAAAGGCACCAAAGCCCAATGATGAACGAAAAGAATGCAGGCAGTCAAATTCCCTGTCCTACTGGCTTCACAGACAAATACGGGCCAAAGATGAAGGACGCAAAAGGCAAGTATTCCATACCAATTCCACACCCAATAAAGGATGAGTACAAGACTAGTACAGTACCAGTACAAAACGGCTCTTGTCTTAGTCGGGATGATGTTAAGATATTAGGATGTTCTGATATTACGATTCCTGATATTAAGAATCATGATAATTATGATAATCCGAAGTACAGTCCTGAAACACTCCCACACCAAACTCCAGCCATGAGCGAAAACTCAACGCACTATTTCGAAGCGTGCAGGCACTACCAAAAACCAAACGTGGACAAGCTCTATCTGGCCCGCAACGAAACCCAAGCCAAAACAGTCGAAACCATCGACAAATGGCACGCTGCCGGACTAATGAAAATCAAACCTGGCTATCTAGCCGCCGCAAAGTGCCAAGTTTTAACCGAGTATGCCTACAAAAACGCAGATGCAGTCATCAGGGCGTGCAAGGCGAGCGACTTTTGCCGGAACAACTGGCCATTCTCAAGGGCGTTCAAGCCTAAAAACGTGAGTCAGTTGATTGTCGGCGAATATGCACAGGTCAGCAAGGAAGAGGCCGAGCTTGGGAAAACGCAGAAGGCATACACAACAGGAATGAATCGGTCGCAGCCGAGATGACAAAACAGGAAATAACACAGGAGGCCAGATGTACACCACGCAACACATAAAAGCCCAAGGCGGCACACTGGAAGAGCTGGAGCAGGCCATTGCCAATATTCGCAAGATGTCAAAAGGGGCAAAGGTTGAAATTTCGTTTAACTTTAACGCGCCAGACCAGAAAGACAATGATATTGAACTATTCGCTGAGTGGGATCAGGCAGAGAATGCCGCAGGATCGTATTTCATATACCCAGACGGCACAGAAATAGCATAACCCATACCAGCACATGGATAAAGAATTTAAATCGCTTAGAAGGGCTTAAAACATGAACAAACCCGAATACGACCACGAGCTGAAGTTGCAGATGTCACAGTTTCAACCAGCAATTGAAGGGAAACTCAAGCAAATTAAAGTCCAGACTCATGGAGAAGTGTTCAAGATCGGGCAGAACGTCCTGTTCAAAGAGTGGAACCCGGCGGGGGGATATTCTGACAGGGCTTTCTCCACAAAGATTTTAGGGATTGCCTATTGCGGGGAAACGGCACTTTTGGCGGTGAAATGAAACTGGGTGAACGATGAGCACAAGAGCATCTATCAAATTTACAGACGCAGATGATACATATTTTGTTTACAGGAGATGCGACGGATTCCCGGATGAGGTTCTTGCAGATATTAATTCAGTAATTGTCATTGCAAAGGGGCGCTGGTCTGGATCAGAAGCGGGCCAACTTGTAGCGCTATTTTTTGCATATACAGGAGATGCCAACATGAGGCTCCAGCATTATGAACTTACATCCTGCGTTCATGGTGATGAGAGCTACGAATATCTTGTTGATTATGACGAATCTGACGGCACATGGAAAGCAGAGGTTGTTGAATAATGAAAACCTACAAAGTTATTCGATTCGCGGGAGCAGTTTGGCGCACTGTGTACCAAAACGAAGCCTTTCTCAAGGCAAAGGTCTACTATAACGCGGAAACCACAGCGCGGCCAGGGGAGAAAATACAGCTTGTCGATCCTGAAGGGAAGCCGATCAAGCAAAATTTCAGCTATGGGGGCTAAGTGATGGACACAAAATGCGACGAGGACGGAGTCCCTTTGTTTGTGCAGAAAATCGCCTACTTGTATAGTGGGATGCTTTTTCGTGTAAGACTTTTCAACGGCAATGTTATGGTGTTTTGTGTGGGAAGTGTTCTGCCTGGTGTTGGACTTATGGACAGGCCAAACGAGAGGCAAATGGAGCTTGCTGCTGACATTATTGGTAGGCGGCTAGAGGCGGGAATGTTTAGAAACTCGCTCAGGTGGAGATAATGGGCCACACCAAAACCAAAGTAGACAAGAACCAGCGGCTCATTATGGATTGGCTCATTGCAGCCGGAGCAACTGTTGACAGCTTAGCGGCGTGTGGTAAGGGGATCCCTGATTTATTGGTGGGCTTTCGCGGGCTTAATATCTTGCTCGAGGTGAAAAATCCGGACATGCCACCTTCAAAGCGGGTACTTACGCCAGATCAGGTTACTTGGCACGCGAAACACGGCGGACAGGTGGCGGTAGTGGAGACGGTGATGGACGTTATGCAGGTTTTGGCAATTTGTAACGGGAAAAGGCGAGGGAGGTGAGGGATGAAAGATGCGGAATCTTTTGAAATAATCCTGAAGCAATTCGAGGCTTCAATGGAGCGGCTGAGAAAATGGCTCATGGAGAAAGTCGTTATCCATCAACCGTTTATCGGGCGCAAGAGTTACAAGGGAATGAACAATTAGCGGGAGGAATGATGGACAAGGAAACGCAGGCGATCAGGGACAAGCTTTGGGTCGAGGTGTATACGAGCGCAGAGAAAAGGCATTCAACAACACCGGCATACTGTGTCGCAAGGGCAGATGATGCCGTGAAAGCCTTTGACAACAGGGAAAAACCGAAAAGCGAGAACGAGTAGAAATTGCCAAAGCGCAAGAAAGATTCCATGTGGAACGGTCCAAAGTAGCTCTAAACTATTTTGGGCCATTTTTAGTATAGTGCAGGCGAGGAACTGTAAAACATAGAGAGAGCAATGCCATTTCAGAAGGGAAAAAGCGGCAATCCTAACGGCAGGCCAAAGAAAGGCCATGCTGTTTCTGAGATTGTGGCAGAAATTGCCGCCGAGAAAAGAGATGGCTCTACCAGGCTGAAAAAGCTGCTTCTTACTTTGTGGGCAAATGCTGAAAACGGTTGCCTGCAATCTACAAAAATACTATTGCCGTATATTGAGCCAGAGCCCAGAGCAGAGCAGAAGATAACAGGCGAGGACATGAGCCCAGTCCGATTAATCATCAGGAGAGATAGTGATAGCGGCTCCTGAAATCTATCCAGAGCACGAGGAAATATTAGACGATCCAGCGCGATTTAAAGTGCTGGTGAAGGGTCGCCGGTGGGGTGGAACTATCTTGGGTGACTTATGGTTGACGGATGGCGAAATACAGCCCGGAGAGCTCCGCTTACATGTCAGCCCGTACTTAAAGCAGGCCAAAAAAAACGTATTCCCATACCTTCAGTTTTTGCATAGACAGGTAGGTGGATCCCGCTTGAACAGATCAGAGCTACAGCTGGAGCTCCCTAATCAGGCAATTATCAGAATATGTGGGGCAGACAATCCCGATAGCATTCCCGGTGAAGGGTGCAAGCGTGTTTGGCTTGATGAGTACGACCTCTACAAAGATCAGACAATATGGGAAAGAGTGCTCCGACCAATGTTGTCTGACACTTTAGGCGATGCGCTATTCACATCTTCCCCGCGTGGGCGCAAGAATATGTACGATTTCTATATGCGCGGGAAAAGTGTAGACCCTAATGATTCTGATTGGTCAAGCTGGTTATTCACAACAGCGCAAAGCCGATTCGTGGCACTTGAAGAGGTCGAAGCTGCAAAGCGGGATATGGACCCGCTCATATATGCTCAGGAATACGAGGCCAGCTTTGACACAGGCGGCAACCAATGCGCTTGGAACTTTAAGCACGATAAACACGTCAAGGACCAGAAAAGCAAGCCAAGACAGGACGAGAGTTGGATTGGATTGGATTTCAACATATCGCCAATGGTTGCCGAAATTGGCGGACATATGACGGTTGACAATAAACGAATAATTCACTATTACGACGAGATCGTCATACCGGCAAGTGCTAACACTGACATGATGTGCAAGATCCTGAAAGAGCGTTATCCGGGGATCAGCTTAATCTATCCAGACCCAACAGGGAAAGCAGGCAGCACGCAAAGTATAAGATCGGACCATGATATATTGCACGATCATGGCTTTACAATTCGGGCACATCCACCCGGCAGGCCGAAACAGAATGAGCGCTTGTCAAGCTGGAACCGTATGTTGCTCGATGGCGAGGGGGAGGTCCACATGACGATAAGCCCGAGGTGTAAGCGCTTGATAGAGGACCAGGACAAGGCAGAACGTCTGCCGGATGGCGGAATTAACAAGCGCAAACGTGACCCGCACGCACTAGATGCGGCGAGTTATGCCGTTGAATATCAGCATCCTATTCAGTACCGAAACGTGTCAGTAAGGAGAACAGCATGATAAGGGTAATTGTGAGCGAGCTTTCTCCGGCGGCAATCCGCAAAGAGATACGCGGCTTTTTTAATAATGGCGGGGATCAGCACCTCGACAAACGAATGCTTGCCTGGGGCAAGTACCAGGGCAAAGGGAATATCCTCAAGGAAGAGGTCGGGCAGTATTTCCCGGACTGGTTCCTCCAATCACTAAAACTCCCGATCTGCATTCAAAACCCGGCGCGTAAGATCGTGAATAGCCGGTTTATCAGTTATCGCTTACCTCCCGAGCGCACTGTTTCGGACCAGCTCGGCGCGGTTGAGCATAAACTGGACACTGCAATGCGCAAGCTAGAGCTCTCCGTGGGCGTACTTGGGCAGGATGCTTTGCTGATTCGTTGGGATGACGACGACGCTCGTTTTAATTATTTCGTTTTACAGAAGTATATCCAGATCTACCTACCGGGGGACCTTGAGCCGGCTGGCGTGGCATATCCATTGCACAGCCCAGACAAACAGAAAGATAGCGCCTGCCGTTGGGCCGTATGGACAGACAAGCTTTCGTTTTATATCGAGGGTGGCGGGGACCAGGTTACACAGAACGACGACGGCACAGAAGACAATCCTTGGGGCGTGCTTCCTGTTTTGTTTGCGCATCGTGACGATGAAGACAGCGACATACTCTCCGATGTCCTGAATGCTCAGGCGTGGCATAATTATACAATGACCTATGCCGGGCACGCGGGGCTCTTGCAGGGGATGGGTGTTCCTTGGAAAAGTGGCAGACCTCCACAAGAGGGACAAACTGAAGCTGTGGGACCATATAACCTCCAATACACAGAGGCGGGCGGCTTTGGGTTTGCTACACCAGGCATCGACCTTGAGAAGCTGCCAGCACTGTCAAAAGAGTATTTGAACAGCGTAGCATTCTCACACCATCTCCAGCTCAACTGGGCGGGTGAATCCAAAGCCACGAGCGGCGAGCACCAGCGTTTGCTTGAGGCTGATTTGTCTATTGCGGTCCAGGCGGATAACTTTAAGTGGGCAGAATTTGAAAAGAACCGTGTAGAGACTGAGCGAATTATTGCTCAAGCGAATAATATAAACACTGGTCCTGACGACTTTGGTGTTAATTTCCGCGAGTCACACTTGCCAATGAGTGAAAATGAGCGGTATGACTTATGGAAGAAAGAGCACGACTCAGGGCTTGCAACTCGTGCTGATTATTTCCAGCGCAGAGACCCAGACCTCGGGAAAGTAGAGGCTGAGGAAAAAGTACAAGAGCTTGACGAGTCCCGGCGGGCACTAAACGAAATCACAGAGCCAAAGCCACCCAGAGCGAGCGGCTTGCTTGACGCGCTAAGGCAGGAAAGCTAGGCAATGGCAAACCCGTCTAAAACAATCGACATGTTCTCCCAGCGCATTGAGAAAGCGTTTGGCAAGATCCGTGACGAGTTAGGCGATATTGTTGAGCAACTTGCGGCAAGTGGCACTTCTGCCGAGCAGATTGTCCAGGCTTTAGCGAGTCCTGATTTGCGTGCGGATCTTGGGTTTGGGCGTGAATCGCTTAGCGAGTTGTTTGAGAGAACAGCTACTCAGGTTTTGGCGGCTGCACCGGCGCTTGGCGCGTCAACGATCACGCCGGAAATGATCGAAGCCTTGACAACAATTGCAGAGCAATCTTTCCTCGCTCATGCTGACCGATATTGGACAACATTACAGAAAGAGTTAACGAGTTCAGTAATAAGCGGGAGCACCACAGGGCTCAGGAAGACATTACAAGGAATTGAGGGTTTGCAGGCACATCAGGTGGAAGCGGCTTTCAATACGACGCTCAACACATACTCAAGCTCGGTAGGAGCGGAGGTTGCTCGCAATGATCCACCATCGGCAAAATATACCTATGAGGGGCCGATGGACGATCGGACCCGCGACGAATGCCTCGCAATGGGGGCAGCCGGTCCTTTGACCCGTGACGAAATTGAGCGGAATTGGCCAGGCGCTTTTATTGACCGTGGCGGATATAATTGCCGGCACCAATGGGTTCCGGTGGCAGCGGCTGCCGATACCAACACAAAGGGAGCCAAACATCGAATAGACGAAAAGAAAAAGGCCGGGAAATGGAGAGAGCCCATTTCAGTGCGACAAAAGGCGGAGGCAAAAAGTGCCGGAACTACATAAGGCTTGCGCACTTTGCAAGGGCGCTTGCTGTGAATCATTTGTTTTGCCATTACCGGCAGACAAGAATATATCAAAATGGCTCTCCTTGCACGGTACCCCCGAGGGTCCAATGTGGCGCTCAGTGCGCTTTGAATGCGCGTGTCGTTTGCTGAAGTCCGGAAAGTGTACCGCCTATAACGACAGGCCGGAACCATGCAAAGAGTACAAGGTCGGCGGAGAGGGATGCAGGCAGACAATCAGAACCAGGCGGGCGCACATGGTCGAGGCTATTACAAGGCTAATTGAGGACTCTGATGGCTAAGCCGTTGAAAGATATTCCCATTGTTGGGCGGCCTACTTGGCGAGATATTGCAGACAGTGCAGTCCGCAAGATCAAGGAATTGACCGGCAAGGGTTCAGGTGTTGATGGCGCTTTTGGCGCTTATACTAGAGCCTATAGTAGGCGAAAAAGTAAGGGCGGGTTTCCACATCAAGCGAGCATGTCCACAACACCAGACCTCAAGCTTACCGGCGACATGATGCGGGATTTAAAGACCACGAGCGTAGGGGAAACCTTTGCAGTTATTTCCTGGCCGTCACAGGGCGAGAAAGTCCGATGGAACACGGCACAAGGCCGGGCAGTTTCCACGCTGGATAAGCCTCTTGCGAAATCGGTCGCGAATTATATCTTTAGACGTATTGACAAAGCCATCAAGCGGAATATAAAACAGGCTCGCGTCCATAAAACTTTCCGCTTTGGCAAACGGTAAACAAGAAAGGGAGCAGCAATGTTCCAAGATCCCGAGGGCACCGGCGGAACTGGTGTGGGCGAGGGTACCGGCGGTACTGGTACAAATAGCCACGATGACACCGGCGGAACCGGTGGAAATGATAACGGGGGCCGGGCTGAGGCTAGAATCCGAACCCTTTCAGATGAAAACAAAGCACTATCCGAAAGGCTCAATGCACTGGACCAGGCAGCGGCAGATCTTAAGGCTTCCGAAGCCAAAAAGCGTGGAGATTTTGAAACCCTCGAAAGCGGGTACAAAACCACAATCGCGGACCAGACCACAGAGCTCGAGGAATTGCGCGGCTTTCAGAAGTCGCACAGAGAGAACCTTTTGAGCAAGCTATCTGACGATGACAGAGCACTTGCTGAAGGGTTACCATTGGACAAGCTCCCGGCATTCGTGGAGCGCATGTCCGACAAACCAGCTGGCAAAGGTGCTGGCGGAAATCCCGGAGGCGGGCAATCACCGGGCGGCGACAAGCTTACACCGGAAGAGGTGAGCGCAGGAGTTGCCGCTGAGGGTCTTGGATTCCTAGCGAAAAACAAGGCTCGCATAGGGTGATAACCGACTCCGCAAAAACGGAGTTTTATCATGTCTGACGTATTAAAAGGTGCGGCGGAGCTAGCAGGCTGGCTCAATACCGAATTTGCCCCGGCGGCTTTCGGTTATTTCCAGCACGAGAGACAGTTGGCACAGTGGGCAACGGATTATTCCTCATTGCTCGCGCCAGGTGCAAAGGCAATCTCAATTCCACAGAGCGCGGCTGTTGTTGCAGAGAGCCGTGGAGCCTCTGGTGAGACAGCGGTTGAGTATACCGGCAAGGGCAGTGACGAGGGCGCGGCTACTATTACCGTGAATCAGTTTTACACTGCCGCTCACTTGATCACAAAACTTGCAGCCTCGCAAGTGCGCAGCAATACCCAAATTGGACAGCACTACATCGAGGGTACTGTTTATGCCTTGCGCAGTTCTCTCGAGACTTATTTGGCAGTTACGACCATTCAGGATGGCGGAACTACAAACGATGTGTCCCTCGGCACTGCAAATACAGTTAGCACTGCAAAGCTAAACGAGGGCATCTCAAACCTAATGAATGATAATGCTTATGTCCCTGGGCAGGTTGTCCTCGGCATGAGTCCGGAAGCGTGGGCGGCTTCGGTTGCCGATTGGGATGATCTTTATTTCCATGTAAGTGCAACGGGTGGAGCAACAATGCTCACTAATGGCGCTATTGGGTCCATTCAAGGGCTCCCGATCTATGTTTCCGGCGATTGGGATGGAACCAACACGTTAGGCATTGAAACAGCTTCCCTATGGAACAAACGTTCCATTGGTTACGGAATGCAAAATGCTTTCGACATCATCGGACCGGTTGACGATCCTACTCGCGGCGGCATTGGATTCAGTGTCGAGCTCTACTATGGAGCCACTGTCATCCTTGAACCCGGCATTGCGAACTTCAACAATCCAGGCTAAACAGAACCACCAACGGCGGGCCGGTTTCGGCTGGTCCGCCATATTGTGAGCGACCAATGGAAAACAATGAGTACAACACATTGAAACGCATGGATCGTGCAATTTCTGAGCGCATGGATCGGAAGCGGAAGAACACCCGCGAAATGCGCAAGTTTCACGATTCAATTAAGCGTTCTCGTGACAGATTCGAGAAAGCCCTCGACCGCTAAAGGTATGGAGCCAACATGAAAACGATTCTGTTTTTCTTTGTCAAAAAGAGCTTTCAAGGGCTTGTATCTCTTGGGCGCGAAAAGATCGACACGAAAGCCGAGCGGGATGCACTCGCGGAAAAGATCTACATTGACAAGAAGGCTCAAATCGTTGGCATTTTCTCTAAGGCTTTAGGGAAACTGAATGATCAATTAGACCGCATTGACGGGGAATAAAAAGGAAAAACGATGAAATATATAATTGCGCTTTTATTGTTTCCTGTGATTGCGTTCTGTAATTCAGGGAGCATTACAGAGTTTCAATCCTACGTTGCCGCCAAAATCGCAGCAGAGGAACAGATTGTCTTCTATGCAACGGGCGATTCTTGGCTTGTGACAGACTACTATAACGGCGCAGAGGCTGCCGTTGACCTGCCAGTTGCCAAGCCGTACGGGTGGGAGGTCGGCACTGACGATCCTACATCTTGCAACATCAGTGTTATGAACCAGCAGCTCGCACGCAGGATCCAAACGGCGCACTATGTCAATAATGGTGTAGGCTCAATGCAGCTCATGCTCGGAACCGATGCAGATGAGTCACGCGCCCAGATTGACAGCTCAATGTATGGCATGATCCGCTCACAGGTTGTTACAGATCATGACATTGATATTGCATACTTTCCAGGTAGCAACGGAACAAACGACTATATCGGCGGGAGTACAGCTTACGCACAGCTCCGAGCTGAAGTTGTTGCAACTGCCAAGAAGTCAATAGATGTTTTTAATGAAACAGCGGATTGGATCGTCTGGCTTGCTCCGAGGCCAGTTGGAAAGCACTTATATGACAGGGACGGCGGCGAGGACGATGATGCGCGGGCGGCTCAGGTTGCTGGCTTTGATGTGATTGACAGCCTCTCAACTTTTATTGCTGACACGCTCAGAAGTGAGCTTGCATCTTTGGGTTTAAGGACTTCAAAGTTTATAGCCTTTGACATGCGCCCCTATTCAGCGGAAACGGACACAGCAGCAGTTAATTATTGGGATAATTATAATTGTGCAGATACCACAGATTATAACGCAATCAGACACGTTCAAGTTTCCCCTTGGAACTGGTATAAGCCGAGCGATTATGCGCACTTGAATGATTATGGCGATCGATGCATGGCTGATTCAATGGCACAGTATCTTTTTGGGATCACCTTAGATAATTCCTTTACGCAGGGAGCAGGCAGGACGATTTACTGCGATCTTGACAATGGGGACAATTGGGCTAACCGATCCAAGTGCACGAACCGAAACACTCCACTCGCAACGCTCCAGGCTGGCCTAAATCATGCCTCTCCAGGTGACATTGTTCGGATCATCGGCGAGGGAAACCAGAGTGTCATGATCTGGGATTCGACAACATCGGCGAGAGTATCCGCGAACACATACGAATGCAGGGTTACGCAGCCAGGGCTCACAGTATACCTTGAAGATGGAGCAGTATTTAACGGTTTACGGCAGTCGAGTATTTTGTCATACAGAACCACGACTTTCACGGGTGGAACTAGCTTTTTTGATGATGTTTCTTGCACTGCTGGCGACTCGACAGACATGCACAGTCATTCCCATGCGGATTCATCATATAAATATCGGCGAATGATTGACCTTGATTTCAAGCTCGAGGGCGAGAGTAAAGAGTGGATCTTGGGTTATTATGTGACATTCGACTCAAAAGGCTACAGCGGTCTCACATACAAAAACCTAAGCATAACGGGCGGGCCACTAAAGCAGTTAATGATCAACCATAACATGCAAAACACAGGGCAAGAGTTTTACATGGAGGACTGCATTGTATACTATGACAGCTCTGCAACGGGAACGAACGAGAGCTATTTGAGATTTACAAGTTTCGACAGTCTTGGCGCGGCGGATGACATGACAGATTCAACTTCTTGGACAGGGCACATCAAAGACACAATTTTCCAGGGGCGTGCAGCTAAAAATAGCGAGGCTGCAATTCATGGGAGAATTAATGGGATTGATTTAATTAGCTGCCAGTTTTTAGATGATGACCCCGGCGGGCGCTGGATTTCACCAGGCTCTGTGAATGCGCTAGGCACTGTGTCCAGACAGGGCTATGACACATTTAAAATCATCAATTGCCTTTTTGATGCTGGCACAACATACACAGGAACAGGCTCTCCTGTTTACGATGTTTATGCTCCTGGGGATACCTTGTTAATCGTTAACAGTGAAGCACGATATAAGGGGGCGTCGAGCACAGAGTTTTTCGACTCGTCAAGCAATGAACACACTGACCATCAGGTGATAATCATCAATTCGGTAATGAAAAAAATTGAGCTTTCTTCTGGTGATATTACTGGCCCAGACGATACTGTGACAAATGGCGCGTCGATCGGCTGTTATATCGCTCAAGGGATTGAGTCAGATAGTGATACGCTTTATTGGGGCGGGGCAACATCTTTTATAGGTTACGACCTTGCCGACTTTGGAATCACACACGGCACAAACCATGCGAGCATTGGCCCAACACAGTACACAGCGAGTCCGTTAATTCGTCTCGGCACAACTGAAATGCCAAACGTCCCAGACTATGCAGAAAAGACAATTTTCGATCTTCAGCAGTTAATCTCGACGGGTGTTTTGTCCGCTTGTGATACTACAGATGTAAATACATGGATAAGAGTGCAGGTTTCCAACACGCCAGGCGGACAAGCTCAAGCGGCGTATATTATCGCGCTTTGGAACGACATGCCAACAGCAACGAGAGAAGATTTACTATTGAACTTCTCCTACTAAAGGGGACTTGAAAATGCTTCGACTATTACTCGCACTCCTCCTCGCGTTCTCCTTTGCGGGGGAGGTGTGTGCTGTTGCCCCGTCTGACTATATGCTATACATTGCTCGCGGATTTGATCCTTGTGAAAAACTAATGAGCGACCTGCGAACAGAGTTTGACTACTTCAAGTAATAAGAGAGGACTTGGCATAGCATGAGCACAAACAACGAGCGCTATTGCACCATCGCAGACCTCCAGGATATTATCCCGGAGATCGGTGCATTTGACCGAAAGCGCAAACTCGGCGGATGGGAGCTGACAGCATCGGCAAAAGTTTATCTGTGCGGAGATTCTGGCGTGGTTGCGCAATTGTTTCGAGACGGGGAAAACCTCGGCGATCCTGAATCGAGCCTAGTGGATGTGCAAGCCGGGGTTGATGGTGATTGGATTTATGTTGCACAGACAGACCAAACCTATATCTTGAGCACATTAGAGCCTGATGCTGAGCATCTTATGGAAGCTGGTACAGATTGGGAAGACGCCTATTTAAAAGCCATAGCCAAAGCAACGGCAATGATTCGCTCCTTTGTACGTAGGCCGATTATCAAGCGCCCAGGGGCCGCTCAGGATGTTGGATTGCGCGATTATGACGAGTGCATTATACAAGCAACGGCAATCCTCTCTTGCACCTATTTGGTGGAGGAGGAAGATTCAGAGCTCCACGACCGTTTGCAGATGCGGGTTTTCGGCACAGAAACAGACCCGAAAGGGCTGGCTGTGCAAATCCGCGAGGGCGAGTTCAGGCTATGGAATGAAGCCGGGCCAGAAACCGCCAAGGGTGACTATACAGAAATCAGCATAAATAGTAGTACTACCGGCGGCATCAGGGATATTAGAGGGAAAGCTCGAGTTTCTTATGACCGGGTGAAGGTTATCATTGTGACCGGTGGCACGTTTACCGATGGCACAGCAAGCGCGGTGACTTATTCTGTGTATATTGCAGATTCAACCGGGGCAAAAATGAGCCAGGTAGTAACAGCTTCGACTATTACCGGAACTTATCAGGCGCTCGCACATGGTCTTGAGATTATGTTCTCAGCGGGAGTGTATGTTGCAGACGATGAGTGGGAGGTCGAGGTCAACGGACAGGAAACAGAAACAGACCGGCGAACCGCGCCGATTTCGAGGTTCTAATGGCTTATACTAACCACACAGAAAACCTTTTAACAGGGCTTAGAACGATCCTGGGGACCGAGTTCGGTTCAAAGCCTGTTATCGTGTGGGGGGAACAAGATAAGCGCCCAGGACGCGAGTATTTTGAGCTTCGGCTTTTGCGTACCGAGCCAGCCGATTCAGGAGCCTCCCGGCGTGGCAGGCTTTATAGTGTTGGCATTGCGCACATTTGCAAAATTTCAGCAGTGCCGGAGTTTAAAAAATTGGTTGTTTCCGGCGAGCTAATTGAGCGCGTCGAGGATTTGCTCTACGACAATAGAGCCTATTCTGTGAGCGGGAGCTATTATTGGCATGAGCTTGAATTTGGCGAGTGCGATTATTTAGCAGCCACGGAGAAAGATGAAACAGACGGATTTTCACGCGCCGAGCTTGTGATAAAAGCGCACATTGACAAATTGACAAAATAGGAGCACATCATGCCTATCGACGGAAATGCATACAGTCCGAGCGTTGTGCGCGTGGGAGTTGCAACACAAAGCACTTTCGGCACTGCAAACCAAACACAAGGCAACTTTCTTGAGCTGCATATTACAGATGTTCCGAGTTATGATCCGCTCGCGGCTTACATTGTAGATGATACAATGCGCCATGACGGGCAACACGTCCTCGGGAAAGATGACAGCTATAAAACCACGGCAGGCGGGACCAGTACCTTTCAAGTCAGCTTTTTAGCGACTTACCAGGATTTACTCAAAATGCTTCCGGCATTGTTCCAAAACGAAACTTTAGCAAGTCCGCTTGCGACGTATACCTGGGATGAAAGCACAGACAAAAGCAGCGGGACAAGTTTAGAGCTTTTAACTATTCTCGTGGATGATCCCGAGGACAATTACGAGCTGCATTCAATGGTTCTTAAAACTTTAGAGATTACGGTTTCTCCCGACTCAGACGGGGGCCGTGTGCGTTGCACAGCCACATTGATTACCGGCTTTCCTGAAACCCGTGGAGCAACATCAACACCGGCATTGTGGACCGCACCGAGTAATAATTGGTTTGCATTTGGCACGCTTGGTACCATGCAAATTAATTCAGAGGACTTTGTTCTCACTTCAGGCTCTTTCACCTTTGAAAATAATGCTGTGCGGATTGGCAACGGGGCCGCCGGGATCCCCGAGGGCTATGTCATGGGAGTTGCCAACAAAAAAGGATGGCAGTGTAGCGGGTCTGTGACTGCACTATATGACGGTGTTACAGAGGGCTGGCTTGCACTTGCCAAAGAAAACTATGCAGTCACCACAACACCCGGTTATCTCTTGAGCTTTATTTGGGGTGCTGGGTTAACTGATGGCGAGTTGAGAATTAACTTGTATGTTATTGTTGACAATGCCGACCTCGCTGGCGGTGGCGATATGGGAATGGAGAGGACAATACCATTCAGGGCAATTGCAAACGGCACAAACGACGCGGTTTCAGTGGTACTGGATAACAACTCAGGAGCGTAGTTTATGAAGCTGAAAGTCAATGAGAAAGAGTACGAGGTCCGGGAACCAAGCCGCGCAGAAAAGCGGAAAATCGCAACGGTTTACGGAAGCGTTTTCAATCTCAGAACCCGCAATTATGACCACGAGGCAACCGAGAGAGTTGTCGGGCTAATTGAGACTGTCGTGATACAAGATGAAAGCCATCCTGTATATGATCAGGCTCCGCTTGCCGTTGTGGATGACTTGCGAGAAATCGCTCGCCTAATCAGCGAGGGCTTAACGGGGGAAGAGCTGCCCGGCTGAGGCTTTGGTGCTGGTGGGCGGTTCTAGGGGAGCCGTCTACTAGTTTCCCACAGTCGGGCTCATACGGGGCATTATCGCCAAGTCTGAAACGTAGACAGGAGTTTAATGATGCGGAAATATCCAACGAGATTCAACGTATCACAGACGCGGCGCTCCCTGGGTTATCGGGCGAGGCGCTTTTCCTTCAGGCTCCTTTCTTTCTTAATCCGATCCGTGTATACGATGAAGACGTTCTCGCGTGGCTTGATGATTTCGGGCTGTGTCAGACACTCCATAGGGGGCGCTCTGGCACTAGCCTCGACGATGAAGGGGCTTTCTTTCTTGATGCTGTGCGCATTATTTCCCGTGAGAATATCTGCATTGACAACTACCGAGCACGCAAAGCTCGCAAATAGAGTGTAACACATGGCAGACGCAGTATACGATATTCGTATCAATCAAAAGGGCGCGACTGCTGCTGCGTCTGGTTTTGGGAAAGCGGGCAACGCTGCGCATCGAATGGAGTCACAGTTCGCAAGCGCGGCGGCGGGCATGTTGGCTGCCGGGGGAATCATCGCCGCTATGTCAAAGGTCACACAGTTTGCAGAAAAGGCCGCAAAAACTGAGACAATGGCGAAAGCTTTTGATGCTATGGCAAAAAAGGCGGGGCTATCTGTTGGGACCCTTGACCGTCTGAGGCGTGCCACCGGCGGGACAGTTGAAGAGATGGACCTTTTGCGGCTTTCAAATAATGCACTACTGCTAGGGCTCGCTAGCACTGAGGACCAGTTCGCAGAATTGTTTGAGATTTCGCGGAAGCTTGGGCGAGCGTTGGGACTTGATACTGCGCAAGCTGTTGAGAGTCTTGTTACAGGTTTAGGCCGTCAAAGTATAGCAATGTTGGACAATCTTGGAATTATGGTCCGCGCCGATGATGCCTATAAAAAATTCGCTGACTCGTTGAATAAAACCGTTTCAGAGTTAACGGCTGTCGAAAGAAAAACGGCATTTCTTAATGATGCAATGACACAATCACGAAAAAAGGTTGGGGAGCTTGGGGAGCAAGATGACGACCTCGCCGAGTCGGGCGCTCGTGTTAGCGTGGCATTCGACAATGCTGGAAAAAGTATTGGGGGATTTTTAGATCCATTTCTAAAGCTCATGAATAGCACAAGTGCGCAAGGGGCGGAGCTTGTCTCGTTTATTTTCGACCTCGGAAGCGGCGCGGCGTTCCAAAGCGGGGGCTTTTTCGATTCACAGGGTGCGGCGATGAATTCGGTTTGGATGTGGGGCGAGGGTTTTAAGGATGTTAGAGAAAATGCAATCCCTGTCTCGGCATCTATGGAGGAGATTAGTTTAGAGGCTTTTAATCAAGCAGCCGCAATGAAAAATTTAGGGGATGTGGTTCAGTATGTGGGGGCCGGGTGGAAAGAACAACACGCTCTCGCCATCCAGCAATACGAGGACACGCGGGCAATTTCAGAGGGTGTCAGAGAACGGATAAGATTAGAAGAGAGTAGGCTTGCATTAATTGATTCAATTATGCTCCGTGAGAGGGAACTGTTACAGATTCGGCGGGATCAAAAAGACCTGCTCAAAGAGGGACTTGATGAAGCGGCAAGTGACGAGGAAAAAAAACAGCGTGCCGTAGATTTTGAGCTGCGCTATCGCCAGCAGCAATACGCAGAAACCGAGCGGAACAGGCGGGCTCAGGTACGCTTAGCCTCCGATACTATTGGAAGTATTGCGGCGATGAATGTCGCGTTTAAAGGCAGCGCAGAAGCCACGCGGAGACTCGCACAGATGCAAGCCGTTATTGATACCTACGCAGCAGCAAATGCGGCCTATAAAGCAATGGCGGGGATCCCTGTAGTGGGTCCGGGGCTTGCTGTTGTTGCGGCGGCGGCAGCAATTGCACAAGGTCTGGCAAACGTCTCAATGATTGAGCAGCAGAAATTCGCCCAAGGTGGCTCATTTGAAACCACAGGACCGGCGACAATTAGCACGGGTACGGGCCGTTATTTAGTCGGCGACAATCCAGGCGGGCGGGAGCGCGTTGACGTGACTCCGACCTCAAGCCGGGGCAGCCGATCACCAGGAGGAACAAATATCACTTTGCAATTTTTGGGGCCGATCACAAATGAGGACTATGTGCGAGACGTGATTGCTCCGGCGGTCAAAGAGGCTCAGAGGTCTGCATGAGTACTGAACTAGTCGCGGGTAATGTCCATACCTTTTGGTTTATTCGTTTGTACTACGATGCCGGATCAAAGTATATAACAGTCAGTCACGAGGCGGCGACACTGTTCTCCGCTGCCGAGAAAGTTTTACCATTCCTTCAGAACGAGCCCACAATTCGCCGATCTTTAGACTTGAAAGAGTGTACTGCCGATGTCTCCAATGTGACATTAGACCTTTCAAATAGTTTATATCGCGGAGCTCCATTTTGGGAAGAGGTGGAACCATTTGGGGCAACTCGTAAATACTTGAATCGTGCCGCTGTTATTTGGGAGAAAGTGAATAACAATACGGCGGTTGAGCGTTTTTCCGGGAGAATCCGGGATATAAAGCTGAACCGGAAATCTGGCAAAGTTACAATAGTTCTCGAACCCAATCAGCCTTGGGATTTTCTCTCAATTCCACAGGTGCAGACAAAGCACACAGGGCGATACTATCCAATAATTTATGGACTGTATACACCAAACGCATCGACACAAACAACTCGCGCATTATGTGGGCAGGTGGATTTGTGGCCTGCCGAGGTGGACCGGGTTTCACAGGATTACATTCTCGCCCTCGCGCATCAATCAGGAATCACAGACGGGCGCTTGCATATCCACGAGGAGGGAACCCGGCAACTTGTGCCATTGACAGACAGCGGCGCGAGCTATAACGACACGAGCGAGACTTATGAGAATGGGAACGCTATAAAAGCCGATGCCGGGTATTATCAGGGCTGGATCTTTAAGCCTACAGAGTATGGCGGCACATCTACAATAGATTTTACCACGCCAGAGGCGGCGCATGATTTCCCGCTTGCCGAGGACAGTGTTACAAGTGCGAAAGATACTCTCACGGCAACGGGAGGCGGCGGTGATTCTGGCGATCTTTATTTAGGAATCCCACTTGTAAATAAGCCTGGCTCTCAAACATCCACCACGGTAAAAGTTAAGGTTCGCTGGTCTGCTGTTACAATTTCAGGAAGCGGGACACCTTCAGCTGATACGATTGTTCTCACATCTTCAGATAGCTCGGTAGGCGGCACAATTGCCTCTCTCGTTATTGACGGGGGGGCACAAACCTCGACTCTCACCGGAACAATGGATTCAAGCGGCGACTTGCCAACATGGATAAAATTAGTCGCCAATCTTGGCTTTTTAAGTCCCGGAACCTCGCTCACTGTCCAGGTTAAAATCTTTGATGTTACATACGAATGCGCCACGGAGGTAGAGGCTGCCGGTGATAGTGGTGCAAGGCAAGAAACAAAAGCCGTCGATACTGTTTATTGTGGTGCTGATGGATTGCCTCGCTCATGGTCAAGCGGCGCTTGTGACGAGGTCCAGGAAATACACCGGGACATGCTTATTCGTTATGCTGGAATGAGCACAGGGACACCCGATGGATATACAGATTTAGACACCGCCCGGAGTGGTTGGAGTGGTCGTTTGTGGCTGCACAAGCCGGTAGAATTGCAGGAGGTTTTGGAACAACTGCAATTTGAGGGTCAATTTGTTTTCACTTATGCAGAGGACGGGAGCCCTTTGTATATCTTTGTGGAGAGCAGTTATTCTGCCAGCGATGTCGATTTTACAATTGTTGAGGATATTGACACCGCCGGGGGGGTGGACTATTCACACACACCACTCACTGAGCTTGTTACTCAACAGGAAATAAAGTATGAGCGACATCCTGCCGATGATCGATATATAAGCAGCGAGACATATACCAATAGCGCGGCGAGGTCAGCATGGGACATCCAGACCAAAGAAAACATCGAGACTACAGAGCTCGACTATTTGGTTGCCGAAGTTGACACAGTTACAACAGGATTTACACGAGTTCGGGATCAAGTCTATGGCGACATAAAGGAAATAATTTCCTGCCGGTTAACAAGGCCGAGAGCCTGGGGCGTAACTCTTGGGAGCATTGTAAAAGTTGATGGTGACTCCAATTATTACTTAGTTACAAGCGAGCAAAGATCCCGCTCAGGAGTTTCCATTAAAGCTCGGAAGGTTGGATAATGACATACCAGCGGAAATTAAAACCTGCCATATACGCGGATCTAATCGCTCACCATATTGGAAGCGGTAGCGGGAATCCGTGGACAGCCGACTCCGGAACGGTAAATACTGACTCAAGCCTCGTTGAGCTTTCCGATGGAATGCCAAAAATTAGATGTTTGTTTGACACAAACGGCTCAGGCACTGAGGTTGTTTTGGAGGTCGATTTCGGATCTACCGACAACGCTGTATATGCCTATGCAGTCCTCAATCACAACCTAAACGCAAGCGGGGCCAAACTTGAAATACGCGGCTTTGCTACCGATAACTATGCAGGGGCAACGGTCTTAAGCCTCACCGATTTAGTGGGAACCCTTACCTCGAAAACCGTCGATAATGATGGCTCAAATGTTCTGACAAGTGAGTCCACAGGAATGCGATATTATTGGATCCGTATTTACCCGGTTGGGGCAACCTTCACCGATGACATTGAGATAGGTCAAATTTGCCTTTGTCGCCGATGGCTTGCACCACACGGGCCGGATATGGGAGGCACTCGCCCTCTCGACTTTAGCGGGGTCAAACTACAGCAAACCCGAGGCGGCGGAAATAATGCCGTTGTTGATTGGTTGACAGGTTCAGAATCAAGCTCTGCACCATTCGGGCAGCCCTTTAGATACGACCACGCAGGCACCTCTCGGGATGATCAACGCATGGCGGGGCGGCGATCATGGAGCCACACATTGAGCCTAATAGACGATGATGATTTTTTTACATCCGATTTATCTGTTTCAGTTGGCGATGCCGGGACCATTGATTTGCACGACATTCTCACAATTACCGGCGGGCAAAGGCACCCGTTTATTTTTACACCAGACAGCGCATCGACCACAACCGGGGACTATATGTGGGGCCGGTTCTCACAAGCAAGCGTTAACCCGGAAGAGAACAGCCAGCACGTTTTATCTGTTGATCTATCAATACAAGAGGAGTTCTAATGGAAGAGCGCAGAGTTGGCCAAGAGGCACTATTGCTTAAACTAGAGCATATCAAAGAGGGGCAGACTGCAATCTTTAATAAGCTTGAAATTATTTTTGATCAGGATAACGGGCTTTTTGCAAGGGAAGCAAAGAATACCAGGTTCCGCAAAGTGGCTTCAAAGTGGCTTGGGCTGATTGGGGCTCTTGCGCTTTCGGGTGCTTTGAAATCATGGTGGGGCAATATAACAGGGGGGTAATGTGCGGATCAATATCAAAAATGGCGCTTCCCTTTGCGGTTTAAAGTTGCAAATGCGGCGCGTCATTGTTGTAACTGGCGAGGAGTTTGAGACATCTGGGATCCCGTTTGTTATCACTTCCGGCACAGATGGCGAGCACGGGCTCGCTTCAATGCACTATTACGGGTATGCTTTAGACTTTCGCACGATTAACCAAGTAACAGGCGCTCCCTATCTACCATCGGCACAGATGGCTCATGTTGTTTCAGCAATAGCGGAGAAACTCGGCGAGCAATACTATGTATGCCTTGAGTCAAATCATTTGCACATTCATTTTCTATATGCTGAAGCAGTGAAAGCCGAACGAATTTAATCTTACCTCCGGCGTGCAGGCCGGAATTTCCCACCCGACAATGCAGGCTCCAGTAAAATCGGAGCCTGTACTCCATAAAAAAGCCCCGTTTGCAAGGCCAGGGAGCAAACGGGGCAACAGCGAAGGAAAGAAACAACATTCAAGGAGGTTTGAACGCTTCCAATATAGCACTCCTTCTCACTTGTTCAAGGTGCAAGCACTCAGGCTCGCCCCGATTTTCTTGAGTTCCCTGTCAAAGCGCGCACAGGCTATCTGAGCCACCCCGTTGTCAAATGGCAGAACCGTATAGGCAATGCAAATAAGGTGCTCTCGCGCCGCCCTAATGCTATTAGGCTGGATTGGCCAGGGGTAGCAATGGCTCAAATCCCCGCTAATCCTGCGCTTGATTTCTTTTCGCCAGTTGGTGCTCATTTTGCCTCCGCAACTTTTTCCGCACATTCTTTCTTTTTAAAGATTCCGACAATAGCAGAACTTACACCACACTCGATGCATCCAATGTTAAATACGATGTACATTTCATGCTCCTGTTGTTTTGATTTATTCCTTGCCCACAATATACACAAACTTTCCTTGTATGCAATAGCGCATACAAATAAAAGCACATTTATTTTGTAAAAAATTTAATATACAAAATGCTTGCAAATGTAAATTCGCATCGTTAGAATAGGGGCGTAACGGTTGACAATTAACAACTGACAATTAACAACGGAGGCATCATGCCAGACTACACCACTACACGAGTTACCGCCAAAACACTGAAACTGCTCAAGCGATTGAGAAAAGCCGATGGAGTTTCAAACGTGCGCAGGCTTGAACTTTTCGCCGAGCAATCTGTAAAGGATCTAAAAAAATGAGCCTTGCAACGTATGCACTTTTGCTCCTTGCGGGCATCGTTGTTGCTTGGGCGGTTTTGTTTTGGATGATCATTAAGGGCGGGGATTGGAAAAATGACTGCGAACGAGAAGACAATTAAAAAGTTCTGGCTGGCTTGGGATTCGGGCAACATTGACCAGGCTTGCTGGTTTGCGGCTCAGAACAATTCCTCTCCTGGGGATCTGTTTATCGAGTTTGAGATTGGCGAGAAAGATGGTACTGCACTCGTCACGGCACAAGATCCAATCAGGGGCAAGCGAATCCTTGCTGAATGGGATCTTGCAGACATTACTGTCTATTATGATCACGAAACCAATACAAACATGAATTCGCGCTATCTCTACACTCACACATACAAAGAGGAGCAGGAACTTACCTTGGATCCATTCCCAAACATGCCAGCAAACATTGTGCGCCTATTGCAGGCCACAACGATTCCCGAGTATATCATCGACGCGGTGAAAGAAAACTTTCAGAGCATGGATGAAGAAACAGAAACAGCACTCAGAGAACTTTTTTAGGAGGATAGGATGAGCTCGAAGGTAATCAAGCCAGGCATTTACGAGAACATTCCATTTGATGAGTACTTGTCATGGCCGTGTGCAAGCAAATCTTTCTTGAATAAGATGGCACAGAAAAGCCCACTGCACGCAATGCAGGAAACAAAAGCCTCGGACGCTATGCAATTCGGCACAATGGCGCATTGCCGGATATTGGAACCGGACAAGTTTGATTCATTGTATGCCGAGGGGCCAGACGATAAGCGCACACTCAAATCGTGGGCGGCTTGGGCGGAGAAATTGACAGGCATTAAACAGCCAAAACGCAATCTTGCAGAGTGGGCAGAGTGGGCGAATACTGCCCTGAATGGTGCAAGCCTTGTTAGACCTTACAACATGCACGCAGTACAAGCAATTCTCGAATCAGCGCAAGCAAAAAAAGAATGCAGTGCTTTACTTGCTGCCAAAGGTATCACAGAGGTTAGCGTCGTTTGGGAAGACAAAGAAACCGGAGCCTTGTGCAAAGCCAGACCGGATAAACTGATTCCTTCTCTCGGTGTCTGTGTTGACCTGAAAACAACGGCAGACGCTTCAGAGGATGCTTTTAACCGTACAGTCTCAAAGCTAGGCTATCACTTGGGCGCAGCGTTTTACTTGGCGGGATTGCGTGCGAATGGTGCAGAGTATACAAAGTTCAGGCACTTAGTGGTTGAAACAGCGGCCCCTTTTGAATCTGTTGTATACGATTTAGACGACGAGTGGCTCGTGCTTGCCGAGTTCCGGTTGAAGAAACTGCTCAAGCAATACGCGGAATGCAAGGAAAGCGGAGTGTGGTACGGGTACAAGGATGAAGTCATATCACTTTCTCCTCCGATCTATCTACTGAATCAGCTCGAGGTTGACATTGAACTAGGAGGCTCAGAATGAATTTGCGAGAGACAATCGTTCCAAAATCAGACCAGCTGAATGCAGACGACCTGCTCACAGGGCCGATAACTGTAATGGTGACAGACATCAAACAAGGCTCAAGAGATCAGCCTGTGAGCCTGTTCATAGATGGCGGTTTGCAGCCGTTTAAGCCATGCAAATCAATGAGGCGGGTACTTATCATGGCCTGGGGCGACAATGGCCAGGATTGGCTTGGGCGGTCGATGCGCCTGTATTGCGATCCAGAGGTGAAATTTGGCGGGCAGGAAGTCGGCGGGATCAGGATCTCCCACTTGTCGCATCTTGAGCGTTCCCTGTCTATGATGCTCACAAAGACACGCGGCAAAAAAGCCAAATATGCAGTTGAGCCTTTGGAGGTTTGTTCTGATGAGTTTCTCGCACGCATAAAAGCAACGGGATCTTTGGAAGAGTTGAATCAGCTCAGGGGAATTATTCGGCTAATGTCGGCGACTGACATAGCCACGATCACGCCAGTATTTGCAGAAACAAAAACAGCTTTGGAGGCATAATGTATCTCGCAACTTTGCAGGGCTTCACGGCCAGCGGAACCACGAAACGGGCAGCAGTGCAATCTTTGTTCTTTGCGTACAGCAGAGTCGACGGAAGGCACACGTACGGCAGCTTTAAACGGCTTGCAGGGATGAGCGGCTCTCTTGTGCGGCGACTCGTGCCAGGTTTGCAGGTTTCTGACTGTCCCGCGGATCTCATTGCTGATGTTTTGGAGGAATCATGAAAGATAAAATCACGTTATACACCACGCTAAACGAAATCATAAGACACGGCCCATGCAGTGGGGGTTGGCTTCAAGAGCGGGGAAAATGGGCAGCACAGATAGACCCTAACTCAAAAATTGATCTTTTAACAATTCTCAACAATAGCGCGGTGGAAGATGCAATTTGGGTTTTGCGCGCTGCACTGCCGGTGAAGCACAGAGATCTTATAGCAAGATTGTTTGCCTGTGATTGTGCAGAG